GCTGTCCTCGTGCTGTTGGGTCCAGGTTAGCTCGAACGTTGGGCGTCAGCCGAATCCTCAGCCCGCCGATGGTGAATTCCTGCACCCCGCGGGTGTGGCGCTTCACCTCGTATTCCTTGCCTCGCCCGGAGTGGCGCAGGTGCTTCGCAACCCAATGCACAATCGCCTTGCGCCGTGCGCCGTTCATCGGGCCATCGCGATCGGCAAACACGTCTTTGTAGTCATCTAGCGGCACCGGGAACTTGATTTCGGTCGCGTCCCTCACTGCTGCCAGCATCGCCCCGGATCGGTGCGCGTCCTCAATAACAGACGCAGCCAGAATCAGCGTCACACCCTCAACGCCAGGGGCGCAGACGTTGTGCCCTTGCACGGTCGCCAGCAGGGGCCGCGAAAATTCGCAGACTGTCCGTCAGTCGTTCGAAGTCGGGCATTGCCGCGCTCCTTTCGAGCCCATTTTTCGGTTCATCGTTAGCAGTCAAAACAGCGACCAGGCCGCCGCTGGCTTATATTCGCGCTGCCTCTCAGGGCAAAGGCTGCCGAGTGCCTTGGCGGTATCGGTGTCGCCGCACTCGAGCGCCAGGGCGCCGTCGGCCACCTGTACGGCCTTTTCTTTTTGCCCGAGTCCGTTGTAAAGGATCGCCAGTTGCCGCAGGTCGCACGCCACATCCTTGCCGCTTCCGCCGAGTGCCAGCCCGAATCCTGAGCCAGCAATTCCGCCGCTTACGCCATTCCGGCACGGCGACGTGGTGAGCGCGATCGGCGCGAACACGTCCGGGGTGTTCTTGATCTCGTAGCCACCGGAGTAGTGCGCCGCCTGTCGCCCGTCGCCTGTCGCGCCATTGATGGTTACGGTGTTTCCGCCGTTGCTGGCTGTCGCCGTTCCACCCTGGGCGCTAGCGTTGCCGCCGGTTGCGCTGGACTTCGATTTCGACGACGACATGGCGGTGGATGCTGCCCGCGCTTCGGACTTGCTCGAGGCGCCGCTGATCGCCGCCGCGTTGCTGGCGCTGTTGCCGCCGTTGCGCGGGCCGTTGTTGTTTCCGTGGTCGCCGGTTGCCAGCGCGGCGGCCGGGAACAGGGCGGAGAGGATGATTGCTGCTGTGGAGAGTTTCATTGTTTTTCCTTGGTTTTTAACAATCAGACTGCATAAAAAAACTGTGTCCTTCCTTCCTTGCGGCGCATTTCGATGCGCGGGCCGCCCGGCCAGTCAATCAGCGCTTTCGTCGCCTTCCAGACGGTCGCGTGGCTGATTCCGGTTTTTTCGGCAATCCGTTCACGCGTCTCGGTGCCGGCGGCGATCGCTTCGAACACCCGCTCGATGTTGGCCGCTTTCTCGGCAGTCCGTGAGGCAAATTTCTGACGCGCGGATGCCGGCTTGGCGTCGCTCAAGTAGTGCCGCCGGCGCTTGCCTTTCGGCAGGTCGATCTTTTCGCCGAGAAGCAGGGCGGATGTCAGGCTCATGCGACCGACCCCAACCGGCGAAGCCTGCTGCGGATGGCGTACTCGACCGATTTCTGCAGGCTGTCGCTGTCGAGCGCGCGGCGCAGCGCCGGGACGTTGTCGCATTTGCGCACGATGGCGATGCGTTCGTCGGCGCTCATGACGTAGGTTTGCAGTTCGCCGATCGGTGTCTGTACCACGGCGCCCCGGAATATTGCCGCAATGCTCATGCCGCTGCCTCGCTGAAAAGGTCCATGTTTCCAAGGTTCGCGCGATTCAGGTTGGCGCTTGCTTGCCGGTAATAGCTGTCCTTGAGTTCGACGCCAACAAAGCGGCGGCCCATCTGCAGGCTGACGTATCCCTCTGAGCCAATTCCTGCAAACGGCGAAAGCACGATGTCGCCGGGGTTTGTCCAGAGTTCGACACCGCGCCTGATTACTTCCAGTTGCAGCGGGCAGATGTGGCGCTCGTCGTCATGCTCGCGGGCGCTGGAGTATTGAAGCGTGTCGCTTGGGTCGATGTCCATCCATACCGGGCTGGCTACCTTCTGCCAGTCAGATACCGGATAGTTCTCGTGCGTATGCTTGACGCGCTCGACTACATCGCCATGCGTGCGCATGGTGATTAGGTAGTCAGGGATACCCTGGCGGCACATACTGGCGTTTTCACGCACGGTCTTATGCAGCAGGCCGAGTGCCTTGGTGCGCTGCATCTGCGTCACCGGGTCTTTCCAGATGACGGTCTCGCTGTGGAAAATGAAGCCTTGCGCCTGAAACGCGCGGATCAGATCGCCGCGAAAATCCTTGAGGCCGATGAACCCGTCGCGCTCTTTGCTTGCCGGAAACAGCATACAGTGGAAGCTGACATTGCGGCCAGGCTGCATGACGCGCGCCAGTTCGCTCACCAGATAGCCGAAGTGCTCGAAAAATTCCTCGTTGCTGCGACAGTTGCCCATGTCGCGCGGGCTGTTGCTGTAGGTATAGAGCGAGGCAAACGGCGGAGAAAAGATGCTGTAATGCACCGATGCGCTCGGCAGTCCTTTGATTACCTCTACGCAGTCGCCGTGATACAGGGCGAAGTTTTCGCCAATTGTCTGGTCAATGCATTTCATGATTTGACTCCGTGGATTTTGTTGAATGAGCGCCGCACCGCATAGCTGCGCACGATGCTTATGGCAGTGAAAATTGCCCCTATGGCGAGGTTTGTCGATAGCGTGGCGTTGATTCCAAACATTGGAAAAACAAGAATTTGCGACAAAAGGGCTACGCCGTATCCGATGGCCACGTTGATGCACGACTCGAAAAATGACTGCAGTCTTGTTTGCATCATGCTGCCGCAAGGAATGACGGAACGGTGATCTGCGCCTTCGGTTTGTACGGATTGGTTTCCTTCATGCTTCCGAGCACTTCGCTGCGCACAGCATCAATTGTCTCGGCGGCCAAGGATTCCGCCATGGCTTTCGCATCGGACTCCTTGCGGCGCAGGTTTTGAACTACCGCGCCCTCCTGGTTGCTGGCGAAAACGTGCACGTCGACCGGATGCCGCTGTCCGAAACGCCAGCAACGGCGAACGGCCTGGTAATAAGCCTCGAAGCTGTCAGTGACGCCGACGAACGCCATGCGCTTGCAGTGTTGCCAGTTGAGTCCGAATCCACAGATTGACGGCTTGCTGATCAACACTCTGATGCGGCCATGGGCGAAGTCGTTAAGCCTCTGTTCCTTGATTTCGGCATCATCTGATCCGGAAATCTGCACCGCACCATCGATGGCCTTCGTCAGCGCATCGCCTTCGGCGTTGAGGTCGCACCATACAACCCACGGCTGCCGATCGTTATTAACAACGTCGGCGCATGCTCGAACTCGAGCAACCATGCTTTCTCGGCGCGCATTTCGGCGATCCATCAGGGTTTGCGCCTCCATCGGGAAGAGGCCGTGTGCCGGGTTATGCTCGATTTCAACCGTGTGCTGATGCACACTCAGCGGCGGTAGCTCGTATAGGCTGGCGTCATGTCCAAGGTCGGCCGGGCTGCGCACCATTGCGCCCCAAGACGCAACCCACATCCAGAACACATGGCGCGCATGGCCTTTCAAGCGCCATGTCTGCGTGTCTCCACCGTCATGAACGAAGAACTCTGCGAGCATTTCGGCGCGGCTGCGCACGCCGAGAAATTCGGCATGATTTCCCAGCTCTGTCCAGTCGTTCGGGGCCGGTGTCGCCGTGGCGCAGAGCTTGTATGGAGTGGCTCTGAATGTTTCTAGCAGAGTCTGCAAGGTCTTCGCCGCGTGGTGCTTGATGATGCTGGATTCGTCCAAAACAACGGCCCCAAATCGGCTACAGTCGAATTTATGCAGGCGGTCGTAATTGGTTATCACAATGCGGCCGTTGGCTCCGCTGTTGTCGCGAGCGTGCGTCACCTTGACGCCTATGGATTCGCCCTCTTCGACGGTCTGCTCGGCAACAGCCAGCGGCGCCAGGATCAGCACTTTCGCGCCTGCGTTGCGGCTTACCGTGTCTGCCCAAGCCAACTGCATGCGGCTTTTGCCCAGCCCCGTGTCGGCGAAAATGGCCGCGCGACCGCGACGGAGCGCCCAGCGAACAAGATCGACTTGGTGCGGAAACATACTGTAATCGCCGAGAGGAGCATCAATACCGGCGTGCTGCACGATTCCAAGTTTTCTTGACACGAAGGAATCGTATTCTGCTTGTTGTGAGGGTTTCATTCCGCACCTCCTTTGGTTGCCGACTCATCGACGTCGATGTAGGCGTCTTCCTGCCCGATAGCGCACACCCGATACTCGATGACGCGGCCGGAGGCGTTCGGCGGATCGCTGCGCAGGGCCAGCGCGCGGGCGCAGGTGTCGCGCCTGGCGCACCATTCCGGCAGCTTCTTGCGGACCGTATGCGGCACGTCGTAGGAAAGACAGCGGGCTTGGTCGGCCGGCAGAATCATGCGCCATTCCTCCGTGAAAGCATCTGGTCGGCGATGTGGAAAGCGTTGTCGACCATGACTTCGTGCTTGTAATGGTGGCCTGTGGCCAGGATGCCGGTAATGGCTGCCGCCGCGTAGCGGTCGCGCAGCGTTTCGCGCAGGCGCCTGTTTTCGTTTTCGAGGCTGCGGATCATGGCCTCAAGCGTGGCGATGTCGTGATTCATTTTTCGCCCCAGCGGCGGCTGGCGGGGTGCCAGACCTTGATCGTTTCCATGAGGAAATCGTAGAGACGGTAGACGTCGGCGTTTGGCAGTTCGATGATGCTTCCGTCACTGACGCCGATCCACAGCGCGCCATCGGTGTCGATACGGTAGATTGAGCGGTCGCTGGCGCCGGCCGGCTGCAGATCGAACGCGAACAGGTCGACGTCGATCTCGCCGGAGCCTGCCTCTGCCTGCTGCTGCGCAGGCGTCGGCGGCTCGACAGCGGCCGGGTCCGCGGCGGTGATGCGAACTTCCTGGGAGGTTGCCGCTACATCGGCTGACGCGGTTATATCCCCACTCGCGCCTTGGGTCTGAAGCTTGTCCACGAATTCCTGCATTTCCCACTCCTCGATAAGCTGGCTGATTTTTTTCATCGGTCGAACAGCCGGAAAACCGTGAGGATCGCCACGGCGAGCGAGCCGATGAAAAGAAAGATGTCGCCGGCGACTTCGCCGCCGGTCAGGAACATGGCGATGATGGTCTCGCTCATGACGCGGCCTCGCTTGACGCTGGCGCGCAGCGCGGCGCCTTGTTCCATTCGTCGATAGCTATCATGATCGTTTCGCAGACCGGGCCGATGCAGCGGCATTCAGGGCAGTCGACGGCATATTCGCCGGTGCTGCATTCGCAGATTTCGACATCGGTGTGGCCGCAAAACGGGCAGTCGAGAATGGTGATCATGCGAGGTCCCACACGCGACGCTGGCCGGCCGGCAGCAGGCTGGTGTAGTGCGCACGGGCGGCGCAGAGATCGCGGCGCATGCCACGGATCGCCAGCTGCATGCGCAGGCGGGTCTCGGTGCAACGGACGTTAGGCAGGGTATCGACGGCGCCCTGCAACGTGATCTCAATGCTGCGCATGCGGTAGTACGCCAGGCCGCGCACGATCGCGGTCGACATTGCCTTGAGTGCGGATTTCACGATCATTGCCCTCCGGACTCAAGCGCGCGCAGGAAGTCGTCGTCAGAATCCGCTGCCGGTTCATTCGCCGCCTTGATCGCGTGCAACTTGTCGGCATACTTCTGGCGCGCTTCCTTCTTCTCCGCTTCGTCTGTCAGCCTGCCGGCCATGTCGGCGGCAACCTGCAGCGCATCCATGCCATCGGCGGCGCTGATCGCGGCCATGACTTCAGCGATGTCCGGGCCGGCAACCGGCGGTGCGTTGACCGCCTTCCTGCGGCGATCTTCGAGCGCGGCGCGGGCCTTGTCGGAGCGCGATTTCGGCGGTTCGATGGTTTGCGATTCCGGCGTGATGTCCTTTTCGGACGGCATGTCGCGGGCTTCTTCGGCTATGTAGACGCCTTTCAACACGTCAGGAAAAACGTCTCGCAATGCCCACGATCGCGCCCGCATCTGGAGCATCCGCTTCGGGTACTGCGACCACGAACCCTGCTTGCCAGCGAGGCCGGCGCGCTTCGCGTCCTCCATCGTGAAGGTGCGAGATACCGGCGGTTCGGCGCGACGCTTGACTGTGCAGGTAGCCTGCCCGTCATCGATTTCTTCCGTGATCGATTCCAGCAGCCCGGAGCCCTTCACCAGCGCGATCATGGCGTCACCCCAGATGCTCGGGCGGCCGTTGACTGTGGCGATGTTTTGCATTGCCTGCAAAGGCGGCAGCCCGATCTCCGCGCCCCACTGAACGGCCACCAGAATATTGCCGGGGTTGCCTTGGTAGTCCTTCGGCACGATACTGGATTTGGCCATCGTGTCGGCGAAGCGCATGGCCTCGTCAAGCGACTGCGGAGCCAGGCTAAATCCGCTCTTGCCAGTCGGCAGGGTGGCGACGTTGGTACTCATGATTGACTCTCCTTGGTGTTGATACGAATGACGCGCGCGCCTTCGGTGGTGGTGGTGTGCATTCCGATGATTTCGTCGGCCAGGTGCCGTTCGACATGCGAGGCAAGTCTCGAAGCGGCGCCTTTCCAGTCAGTTTTTTGGCTGGCGCGGTTTGCCTTCCAAGTTGCCAGCCGGCGGCCCATGTAAGTGATGGCCTCGGCATCACCGAAAGCGGACATGATGCGATCGCGGCACGCTTGAGCCTGCTGCTCGAGCGCCTTGATGCCGGCGTTTGTCGCAGACAGCTCAGTGACGGCGTCGGCGATGCTGACGTCGACCACCTTCTCGCGCCCGTCAATGTGCGACTTCCACAGGCGGCGCGCGTCGTCTTCGGTGGTGGGTTCTGGTGGGATGTCGGCGACAACGTGACGCTGCCACCATGCGCAGGCCTCGTCGAGCAACCCGGCGAACAAATCCGCATCGGCAGATATCGTATAGGTGGCGAATTTCTGCCCGCCGAACAGCACGGCGAGGTCAGCAACCGGCAGGGCGGTAATTCCGAGATACCATTGACACTGCAGCCAGTAGGATTCCGGCACCTCGTCAGTGCCTGGGGCTCCCCAGTTGGCGCCGTTGCGCGCCAAGGCGTGCGCTGTCTTGCATTCCAGCAACTTGATGGCGCCCTTGACGCGGCCATCTTCGAAGCGCGCGCGGCTGTTGCCTGAAATCACCGCGCGGTCAATGCTAGCCACTGCGCATGGAACGTCAGGGTGGCGCAGCAGGCCATTGATGCGCTGCACACGGGTTTCTGTTTCTTCGCTGTAGCGGCGCGCGACAGCATCCTCCAACACGGTTCCCCAATACATGCGCTCGATGGTGTCGGCATCATGCTGTTCTTCGCTGCGCCCGGTCTTGTCAAGCCAGAGTTGCAGCGGCGTCTTGTATGGCGACATGCCGATCAGCGCGGCAATGTCGCTGCCGCCGATCCCTGTATTTCGTTCGGCAAGCCAGGTGGCGCGGTCAGGTGCGTTCATGTTCATCCCTTGCAGCAAGCGCGTTCGCGCAGGCGTTCGATTGTTTCGCGTTCGCGCAGCTCATCGCCGCGCGCTTCGCGGGCTGACTGCTCGCATTCGTAGCAGCGTCCGTTGCGGTAGACGTGGTACTTCTCGCAAAACGGGCAGGTATCGGGCGGCGTATCGTGTTTCATGTTGTTTAGCAGTCGTTTAGCATGTAATCAAAAGAGCGGCCTCGCTTGACGCTGGCGCGCTGCGCGGCGCCTTGTTCCATTCGTCGATAGCTATCCTGCGCATGCGGTAGTGCGCCAGGCCGCGCATGATCGCGGTCGACATGGCTTTGAGTGCTGATTTCATGTAATTCACCTTGTTTTTTAGCCGTACCTGGACCCGGACCCGTCCCCGTCCCCGTACATGGACCCGTCCCCGTCCCCGTCCCCGTCCCCGTACCCGGACCCGGACCCGTCCCCGTCCCCGTCCCCGTACCCGGATCCGTCCCCGTCCCCGTCCCCGGACCCGTCCCCGGACCCGGACCCGGACCCGGACCCGTACCCGGACCCGTACCCGGACCCGTACCCGGACCCGGACCCGTCCCCGTACCCGTACCCGGACCCGTCCCCGTACCCGGACCCGGACCCGTCCCCGGACCCGTACCCGGACCCGGATCCGTCCCCGTCCCCGTACCCGGACCCGGTCATTGCTTCCATTCGGGCACGGCTGCGATAGACGCAATGGCCGCCTCCGTGGCAGAAATGATCTCGATTGCTTCTGTCAGCAGCACCTCGGCGACCGGCGCCGGAAACTTGCATTTTTCTGGCTTTTTCGTGCCCTCGTTCGCAAGCTGCGATAATGTTGCGGCGCCATCCCAATACCAGATACGGCGAGCGTTGGTGAGCAGAACTTCTTTCCCACTGCGCTCCTTGACGGTGCCGAGGAACACGCCCGCGCTGTAGGTGCGGACGATGCAGGTTTTTCCAATCATTAGATCCTCCTGATTGATTGCGAATGCCGTGCCTGCTGGCGCGGCGAGCGGATGAAAACGACAACAACGCACAACACCGCGAAGATGGCGGCGCCGGCCATGGCGTCGGCACGGTTCGCTGCGAACCCAAGCGTCAGAGCTGCGATTTGGACTGCGAGCGCCAGGTGTTTCATTGGTGCCTCCGTGTGGTGTTAAGCCGGTTACGCGGTCCGGCAAGCTCAGGCGTTCGGGCTTGTGGCCCTTGGGCTTCGTGGTTGTGATTACTTCA